ACAACGATTTACGGCTCGTTTCTGCCTGTACCCGATTCTAATGCGTTTTTTTTAACTTATCAACTAATCAACGCTTTTTTCTAGCAGTTTGCCTTCTCCAAGCAACCCAAGCCTCGGTATCGCTCATTGGAGGTTCAGCACCACCACCAGTCGGTGCAGACGATCCACCGGAAACTTCACCCACCGGAGCAGGGGCACTAGACTTTTGTTTGCTGAGTTCTTTGGCTGCCTTTGTTGATAACTTGGTCAACTCAATACCCAGTTGCATTGGGCTGAGACTTGCAATTCGGATTGCATCGTTCACATTCTCAGACTTTCCAAGCCAGGTAATGACCTTCTCAGGATTGGGAACTTCAGCTAAAGCATGGAGAAAGTCGTTTCCTCCAACCCCTGCCAACTGTAAATTTTGAACGGAACGGTCATAATCCTGCCCAAACTCCTCTTTTGCCCTTTTCTCAATATCATTCATCTTATTGAGGAAAGTCTGCTCCTGAAGACGCTGATTAGCAATCTGAGTAGCCAATTCCTCGACATTTTGCTGAGGTTGATAGGACTGTTGAGGTTCTTGCTGAACTTGAATCTGCGCCTTGAGAGCTGCGAGTTGTTCGGCTGCCGAGTTCTTAGCTGCTGCAAGTTCACCCATCCTTTTTCTAGCCCATTCGGGTAGGTCGTGATAGGAGTTGTCTTTAGCTTCAGGAGCTTTCGCCTCTGGAGTTTGCTGATTGGCATTGGTTGCGTCAGCTTGTGGAGTTGTTCCTTCGTTTACTGGTTGGTCAACGGTTGTTTCCATTTTTATCCTGTGATAGTGGGAATTTCTGCTTGCAAATATTGTGAGGGGTCTATACGGTCTGGGTTGAAATCTCTAGCAGGATTGTCAGCGCCTTCTATCTCGCTCACCATCTTGCTTGTGATTTCACCCATCTGCACAGGGTTCACATCCGTAATTAATGCCTTCAACCTTTCAGTCTCAGCTTTGAAAGCACTAATTAAACTGTCACGCTCTTTTTCCAGACGAATCGCCAAATGATTCAATGCGTCCATATCCAAGCGTTGTTTCTCCATTTTCTGATCAATGGATTTATCTTGTACTTGCTGAGTCAGCGCAGCAATAACTTGTTGAGCCTGTTGGAGTTGAGCAGTCAATGCTTGCTCAGTCTCGCTCGGGCCAGTCCCTAAAATTGCAGGAGGAATCCAGTTTCTCATTCGTTCCTGTAGCTTGTCAGCGTTCGGGAAGTCTGCCGATCCCATGTAAAGATCACCGATAACCTGAGCTAATTGAGGTTGTTGAGCAATCATCTGAGACATTGCAGAGAAAGCCTCTTGTCTTCTTGTGTCGTAATTAGACCCAGATTCAGCGACTACGTCATAAGCACCAACGGAAGGGTTGAAGATAGTGGAGACTTTAGCCTCCTCCTTATGCTCCATCTGTTTAAAGGCTTCTTTCAGATTAGGGTCGATCATAATCTGTTGTTCTTCACCGTCTTCACCCAAAATACGAACCGTCCGTTTGGTGTCGTAAATGTGTGGGATTAAGTCAATAAGAATCTTACCGGTGAACTGAATAGCCATGTTTTGCATATCTTGGAAATGGTAAGTTACCCTCTCTCCCTGGTATTTGCGCTTGTCAATAGCAACCCCAGACAATTCTTGACCTTCAGCACCGAAACTTTGTTGATACTGCCCAGAGGTCATCATCATCTCATTTTCAGCAGTCTGCATGCCTTCCATGTAAACCGGTGCGCTCATTGGAGCTTGTGCCCTCTCCGGTCTAGGAATTGCGTTTCCATTCTCGTCCGCATGGTTGTACGCTAGATAAGCATGGTTTTCGGTGTTGGCAGTAGCCCAGTAATTCTCTAATCCTTCAATAGCCTCAACTGGCGCAAGGTAAGGAGTTTTAGACTGTAAAGCACCATATTCAAGTGCAGCGGAAGCGTTGTAGTTGTACGCTCTTTGTGCGTCTTTCATGTACCGAACCAAACCCTTACGGTCTAATCTTCCCTCAATTGTCATTTCCTCGCCAGGCACTCGAACGATTGGAATATACTTTCCTGCCCAGATTCCCTTCTCCAACACTTTGTTTCCACCGATTAAATACTTGTGGATAACATGCTTGTCGATCCTTCTGCGCTCAATGTCAGCACCCATGCGGATTGCCTCATTCAGCATCTTAACTTCCTCTTTGCTCATGTCTGACTGTCTCTCAAACTTTAAAGAACCGTCAGTTTGAGGGATAGAGTAAAGCCATTCTTTTTTAGTCTCTTTCTCGTAATAAGTAGCCAATCGAACTACGTCTTTAGTCACCCAGGACTGATTGCCACCGGAATAAGCCATCGGCACAGATTCGCCAGGGTACTTTTTCTCGAATTCCTCCCTCGGCATATCTTCATAGATAAACCCAAATCGAGCATCCGATCCGTCCCTTTTCTTAATATGCGGGTCAAGGTAGACCGACATAGCATCAGGGACTTCCCTAATATATATCTCTTGGTCAAAGGTTGAATCGTCTGCGTAGGCAGTTGTAACCGTCCAATATCCTATTCCACCGCCAACTTGTTGCTCGGCTGCCATATCGTAGGCAGTCTTAGCGTTGGAAATGTACTCAATGTGTCTTACCAATCCTTCAAATATCTCTGCTGCCTCATAAGTAGCTTCGTCATTGGTTGGATGTACCGAAACGGAAGGTTTATTCTCTTTTAGATTGTTAACAACATGCAACCAGTGAGTGTGCACCTTATTAATAGTGATCATAGGCTGAGTGTTTAATCTCCGCCTGGCTTTTACTGCCGGTTCCCACTGATCTTGATTGTCAGAGTCAGCAAAAAGGAATCTCATGTCCTCCCTAAACCTTTGTCTGGACGCTTGCTCCCAGTCTAAACAATGTTTAAAGTTGTCCTGCGCTCTTTTGACAATTTCGTCTTCGGTAGTATTTGCCATAATTACATCCAATATCCAGGTGAATTGTTTGAATTAAATTGTTTTTTCGGTGTGTTTTGCGGTTTTTTCTCAATTTTTGATCGCAAAATTGCCGGAAATAACTCAGTTAGCACCCAAATCCAAGCATCTGCACGATTTGGTGACTTAGACCCATTGTAACCATTGGTGCTAAATCCTCCAAGTTCCTCCTCCAAATCAACAAACCTACCTACATGCCTGATCTTTCCTTGTTCGTATAGTGGAGCAAACGGCTCTGCCCTGACCATCTTTGATCGTGTGGCAAGTACCGACTTGTAATTAGTCCGAGGTCGTGATGCCTGGATAACCATTTCAACCATCGCCCCACCATAATTATTTTCTCCAACGACTATGTCTGCGTTATGTCTATCAAATGCGCTTGTTGCTACCTTCCCCCAAGTTGCAGGGCCGGCTTTCACCGTACAGTCTTCCAGTAAGTATGCGTTCCCATCCGTTCCCAAAGCACCTACAACAATACCAATTGCGTCATTGTCAGCGTTGTCAGTATCTCCTGCTCCACTAGGATCGACTCCAACGACAACTCTAACAAAATCGGGTAAATCTTCCTCTTGAGTTCTCCACCGGTCAAAATAAAGGTCTGTAAATAACTGGTTAGGGTTAGCATCGGTAAACTCTCCCTCTAAAAATCGTTTTCTAAGCCTTGCTGATAATCCCTCAAGTGTCTTAATGTACCCATCGGATAGATTCTCTTGGTTGTCCTTTGGGTTGATCTGGAAATAAGCATAATCTTCTGGGTTATAAATATTAACCCCTGTATCTGGGTCACGCTTTTGTACAAATATCTTGTAAGTCCAATGGTTTTTGTCGGGAGGGTTACAGTCAAAGAACATCCGAGGTTTTAAAGGCTTCATTTCTATTTTGCCTTTTACCTGTATTTGTTGATTAACTCGTTGCGCTAACCTGGTCATAGCAATACCTACTGAACCCCAGGCAATTTGACTGGATTCGTTCAAATAGATACTTGCAAATTCCATCCCTAAAATCTTCTCCGTTCTTTCTTTATCATCCAATCCACCAAACCATATTTCAGAGCCGTTATCTAGCTTTGCAAACCAATGGGTTTTATCTACCTTGTAATTTACTGTTGGATAACAAGTAGACATAACCTTTGGGAATGTATCGTATACCACCGAATTGACAACGTGATTGAACCTAAATCTCAAAATAGTGTGCCTTGAACCTGGAGCTTTAATTGCTCGAGTAACAATATTCCTTGTAATTACAAAAGTCTTTCCCGACCTAGAACCGCCAAATAGCATTACATAAGTGGCCTCACCACTCATGATTTCCATCGCCTTAATTTGTTTATCGGTATATTTAAGCGTCATTATCTGTGGGTACTTGCATTAGCAATGGGCCACCATTCGCACCAGTTACCTCAGTCTTAGTCGTTTCAGACCACCTAAGTTGTGTTTTTGTCCACCAAATCAACGCAGTCGTATCCCCACTTGTTGCCTTGCTAAATAACGTCTTGGCTATTTGACCGTTCGCCTTTGCCTTCCCCAAGTCCAATTCAAACCTGTAATATTTTCTAAGGGTCTTGTCGTCTATCCCTACGAGAATCGCTATCTGTTCGTGAGGCAAGCCTAATCCGCTAGTGCTTTCCACCATCTTGCGTGATTCATCGGTGACGATATGTTCTCTATTCATTTTATGTAGGGGAATTTAAACACTTTAGGTTACTTTTGTCAAAATGGAGCGTATGGGTAGGTGTTGCACCTCCGCTGTATCGAGGGAATCGACCATCGCCTGCTTCACACGCTTAGGATAAGGTTTTGCTAACTTTTGCACTTGTGTTCTCATTGCTTCATCAAGTGGCATTAAGTATCTGTGCTTTCCGACTGTCTTGACTATTTTACATTCACTTGGCTTAACTGTCTTGCGTTGTTCGCCTTGTTGTATGTTCCACCCTTTCTCGCTGACTTGACGAGAATGTAAGCGTTTACCCTTATGCCAGTATTCAACGCCTGGAACTGTGTCTCCGCAGTAAATCCAGTTACCCGCTTGATACACGCCACCATGATGTCCGTATTGTGGGTCTGCGAACGATACAACTAATCTCAGATTTGGGCTGTTCTTCTTTAGAAACATTAAAGCAAACTTAACTATTCTGCTTACTGTGCTTTTGTGGCTTGTCAAAGCGATACGAGTCAACTCGCACCCTTCGTCTTGCTTTAGCCCGTATGGAGTCATCAGATTAGACGATGCACCCCTACTGAAGATGACTACACCGATGAACTTTCCGTCTTCCCATGCGCCTATCTTGACTAATGGCGGTACAGGGATTGATTTGCTGTAATGCCATGTCGTGCAAGCGTACTTAGCAGCGTCATGACTAGCCCAATCAATTTTGAGACTAGGCTTGTCGGGCATCAAATTCTTTTCCGCAATGAGGGCAAGCAATCCACTTTGGGTCAAGTTCGTCTAATTTGCCCTGTTCGTCTTCTGTCGCAGGCTCAAAGTCTGGCTTATCTAACAACTTTTGCAGTTCTTCAGTATCAAAGCCCAATATGTCGAGCGCAAAGCCATCTGCTAATAAGTCGTTTATCTCTATCGTCAGCATTTGATTGTCCCAACCCGCACTAAGTGCTAGTCGGTTATCAGCGATGATATAAGCTTTCTTTTGCGTCTCGGTTAAATCTTTTAATTCTATTGTTGGGACAACTTCGTACCCCAACTTTCTAGCTGCCATTAAACGACCATGACCGGCTATTATTCCGTTATCACCGTCAATCAGTATTGGGTTAGTCCATCCAAATTCTTTAATGCTTGCTGCTATTTGTGCAACTTGCTCGTCTGAATGTGTCCTGCTATTTTTAACGTATGGTATGAGTTCCGTTACGGATTTCTCAATAATTTCTATTTTGGGTTGTGATTTAACTGTTTTCTTCATGGTTGCCAATTGTATGCTTAAATTGACGTATTGCAAACTATTTGTTTACTGTGTTGAATTTGGGACGGTTCGCATAAAGCAGCGTTCTTTTTGTGCACCAATTCTTCGTGATTTACGGAGCTAAACCGTATTACCGTCCCAAAATCTTTACTGGACAGGGTTTCCGTCCGTTTGTTCGCTTTCCTTTTGGATCTTTGCCTGGTATTGGCTGACCTGGATTGCTACTTGTTGTCTGAGTTTGTTCACCAGTTGCTCGACTTGTGCCATTGGGAGACTTCCTAGTCCTGCAAAAATAATATCTGTCTCTTGAGTTGATAGATCAGAGAACGTGATTTTTAGTGGGTTCATGGTTGTTTTTGGGTTGATAAAAACGAATGTAAGTCACCTAAATAGGTTGGTGAGTATACATCTGAAATATCGA